GGTTGTACCCCATGTACCAGCTTGTTCACCAGCACCTATCTTTTCTATGCCACTATTTGCTGTATATGTACTTGCCATGTTTACCTCACTGTATCTCTGTCCAAGTTTCCGTACCAGACGGAGTTATTTCTGTGTATGCTTCTGTGCCACTTGGTGTTATCTCTGTATAACTTTCTGGTGTTGCACTTGCATTAAAAGCAGTTTGTACAGGAGTTGGATTGTCACCCGTTGCACCTGCATTTACTCTTGTAGTTACATCTGAAAAATCATCTATAAAAGTACTTAATTCATTTGTTAAAATATTTTCAGCACCTTTTCTACTTTTAATAATTTTACCGCCACCAAATAAAGATTTTTCAGCAACATTTTCTAAAACATCAATATATCTGTTATCGCTACCTATGCCTGGTGTAATTAAACCCTCTGCTGCATCATCAATTTTAGATGTACCATTTTGGATATTACCTTTAGTTGCATTTAAAACTTCTTCGGCTTCTTGAGCATCTTTTGTATATTTTAAACCTTTGAATCCAATTTTTTTTATTATAGCTGGAATTGCACCACCAATAGCCTCTGCTGTCATACCAGTTGCAAAACCTCTAAATATTTCTTTTGCTAAATCTTCTTTAGGATCAAAAGTTTGTGCTAATCCAGCAGCAGCACCCTCACCTACACCAGCTCCAAGTGATCTAACTAATAATGGATAAGCAGCCCTTACTAATCTTGAAGCAGCAAATAAAGTGCCACCAGTAAAAGCACCTGCCACACCACCAGTAATTTCTAATGCTAATCTTCTAAATTCTGGTGATGCTAAATAAGTTTCAATAGCTTCTGTTCTAGCATTTCCCTCTGGAATTTCTATATCATCAACAATATTAGAATAAGGACTTTTTTTTCTTTTTCTAATTTCTTCTTCTATTTCAGATTTAGAAAAACCAGAGCCCAAATTTTTTCTTCTATTAATTTCATTAAGTATAGTTTGTCTATCCATTATTAATTATATTCTTTCAACATTTCTTCTAATTCTTCTAAAGATTTATTTTTCAAAGAATTTTCATCATTATTGATATTTTTAAAATAGTCTTTTAAAACTTTAGATTCACCTTTGACATCATCACCATCTATTCTTGAATCTAATTCCTGCAAATAATCTTTAAGAGCATTTGCTTTAGCTTTGAACATTGTTTCACTATCTGTTACAGATGGTAAAATCTTTCTTACATTATCTTCTTCTGCGGCAGAAACTTGAGCTCCTCTTAATGCTTTTATAACATTTAATTCTAAACCTTTAGTATCAGCTCTAAATCTTGCTTGT